GTTTAATTCCTACTTGTAGGTCTGGATGTTTCTGTTTGTATCTAACCCAGTATTGAATATTTTTCCTACCTCTACCAGTTTTTTTGGGGATATCTTGTTTAGCTTCTCTAGTTACGAATTTCCCTACATCTTTGAGAGCCGCTCTTGATAATTCATGTATCGTGTATTGAACTTGGTCTACGTTGGATTTAAAAGTTACACCGTCTTTTTTATTCATCTTTAAAACACTTTTGGGCATACTCAATTAAATCACCGCCTCGCAGATTAGTTCAGTTGTTTCTCCGTTCTTGTCATAAACTCTCATAATGTTATAGTTTTTATTATTATATTTTAAATCTTTTTCATCTTCATAGTCTATGGATCTAACCTCTATCATTATTTCAAGATTTAAACCTGCCGACAATGCTTGATAGTATTCATTTTGTCTAATAGATTTTTTATTAACAAATATTTCTTTAAAAATTGGTACTAATATAGTATCTCCTATGTCATCTTTTTCCTCTGTATAACTTATTAATTCTGCTATATCACTCCACAACATTATAATCACCACTCAACGCTAGATGCTGTTTTAACATTACATAAGATTGTTGTAATCTTTCAGCATCTGGATTATCCCAACCGAAGTTAGCCTTAACATATGTTATTATCGCTCTCTTAATTAAGATATCGAGTGTACCTGATACTTCTACATCATCCGGTTGAATTGTAATAGGTATTAATTTAATACCTGCAATAACTAAATCCCTTTTGGCTGAGTCTATTAATCCTAATATTTCACTATCAAATGCATCATTTTTTATCCTTAATGATATTTTTATTTCATCCAGCATTTAATCACCGCCTAATAAAGCTTTTAATTCTTTTTTGTTTGCTTTTGTATCGTAGTCTATTCCTTCTTGTTCTAACTTTTTACGTAATTCTTTATTTGTGAGTCCTTTTAAATCAATTTCTTTTATTTCTTTAATTAGATTTCTGTCTAGCAAATCTTTTATTCTTTTAGTGTCCTCTGATTCGAAAGGATTACTAGGAAGATAAATCTCCCTAGTATATTTATCTTTAAATCTTTGTGCAACATTATATTTCATATAAATACTCCTTTCTACCCTGCTGGTGTTGTGTCTTCAACTTCTAAAGCAAAGTCTATATTTCCTAGCTTAGTTGTTGTAACTGTGATGGTTGATGTTCCTTCTGTCAATCCTGCAAGTGCTGCTTTTAATACAGTTATTTCGAATCCTGCTACTGTATAGTCAGTAGTTAATGTTAATGCTACTCCATTTAATAAAATATCTTCAATTACTAAATCATCTTCATAATTAGAGTTTGACACTCCAACTGTTAGCACCACATCATCATAATTGACGCCCGATGTGTTTATGTCAAATGTAGCTGTTTCAGGGCTAACAATTAATCCGACTTTTTTATTAATGCAAATGCTTTTGTTTCATAAACTTTTCCGTCTACTACTTCATAGCTTACATAGTCAGTCGCTCTAGCTTTTGCGTGGTCCTCTGTTACCAATTTAGTTGGTTCGTTAGTGTTCATATAATAACCTTTACCAGCATTACCTAGTAATACACTTCCGTCTTCAATTGAACCATCAGCTTCAACTGTTATTCCGAAAATTCTTCCTATTCCGCCAGATGTTGCATCAGGAATGAATATAGAATTCCCATTTCCGTCTGATACGTTCGCTAATTGACCCCAAATAGTTTTACTATTCGCATAAAACTTAGCACCTTTGATTAATGAAGAATGAACCAAACCCATTGCCGCACTAAGGTCTGCATAAACTATTCCATCTAATGTTGCATAGTCTACTATTTGTGGCGTAAGAGTTTCTGCAACTAATGCTGTATCAATTCCTTCTGGTTCAGTAGTTCCGGCACCGCTAAACACTGCTTTTGCTTTTGCAACTCCCATTCTGTCAGCCAATTCTTTTTGAATAAATGGTATGAATTCGTCAACTGCCATAGCTTTTAATTTCCATGATACAGTCACTGCTTTTGCTAATTCGTGTCCGCCTAATGTGAATTGTCCGAATGTATTTTCTTCATCTGCTGTTACTGTTGATTCTAGTGCATACCACGAAGCATCTCCTGCGTCTATACTAGTATGTTGATTCATTGCGAAATTACCGCTGATATTGAATTTTCTAACATCACCTAACAACGGATACTCGTCTTCAATTAGTTTTTCTATTCCTTGTACTACTGTTTCAGGAATCAAAGTTGAAGTTGTTACTGTCGTATGTGTGAAAGCACCCTTTATTTTATTTATTTCATTAAATACTTCTATTTCGTCTTCTGTCATATCTATATTTAATAGGTTTTTACCCCACGCTGTCACATATTGCTTATCCTTATCTATTGGCTTAACTTCTCTTACGATACTCTCCAAATCTTTACCCTCCTCGATTTTTATGCTTTTATTTTCTAAATTAACTACTTTATCATTGTCTTTCAATGCGTTTAAGTTCGCATTTGCTATTTTTATTTCTTCCCATTTACTATCTAATTCTTCAACCTCTTTTATCTTTGCGTTTGATTCTTCGAGCTTCCCTTCTTCAATTAACCCTTCAACATCTCCCATTAATTCGTTTCTTGTTTCTGAATATTTTTCTTTATTCATTTAATAGCACTTCCTTTCAGTTTTAGATATTCCAATTTAGTTTGTAGTAGTTCTATTTGTTTCCTGTTCTGTTTTTCATTTTTCATTTTGTTAATTACTTCTTTTGGTAACAACCCTGAATATTTTGTGCTTGCAACTAACTGAATTTCATCCGTAAATAAAATCTCGTCTATAAGATTTAATTCTTTTGCCTTTTCTGCTGTCAACCATGTTTCTTGATTCATTAAATCCAGCAATTCTTTTTGCGTTTTACCACTTTTTAGTCTGTAAGCATTTGCTATTGAGTTGTCTGTACTTTTCAATATTTCAGTCGCTTTTGTCATTTCATTATGGTCGCCTTCTTGATATGTGCTTGAGTTGTGTATCATCATTTGTGCTGTTGGACTCATCATTGTTTTATTTCCTGCCATAGCGATTACACTTGCAGCACTTGCAGCGATTCCTACTATCTTAACAATTACTTTTCCCTCGTAAGATTTCAACATTGTATATATTTCGCTTCCAGCAAATACTGAACCACCACCACTATTAATGTCAACTTCTAGATCTTTCCCTTCTGATTTCTCTATTGCTTCTTCTACTTTTGCAGGGCTAGTAGCTTCAATTCCGAATAAATCGTATATCCACTGGTCATCATTAGTAACAACAGGTCCTTTAATTTTAATTTTAGGCATCTACTCACCCCCTTGGTTTATCCTTATTGTCTGTTTTAGTTTTTTCTTCTACTTCCTCGATAGGAACAGTATCCAATCTCCTAATATATACATCACCGCCTTCAATAGGTACTAGATTGAGTATTTCTCTAACTTCATTAGGATTTAATATGCCCCGGTCAACAAATGCTACCAATTTTAATTTTGTTTCCATGCTAGCAAAAGTTAAATTGGAACTTTCAAAAATTATACTGTTTCCGAATCCTCTCTCTCTTTTGGAAAAAATCTTTCTTGTATATTCTCCTGATAATTGCAATACTACAGGCTCGATACTAGCTTCATAGTAACTTATCCATTCGTCCTCATCGTAACTACCTTGAATAATTTCTATATTAGTATTGAAAAATGAATATATTCTGTTTACTGTTCCTTCCGTTTGTTTAAAGTTTGGTACATAATCTTTTGGTTCTACTTGTTGTGCATCTGCTTTAGCGTCAGTTGCCGCAGCTCCCACCGTATCAGATTCAATATTCATATAATCATCAATAAATTGTTTGGTTGCCTTTTTTAAATCCTCTGGTCTTAGTGTTTGATTAAATTTTAATAACCATTTTATAATATTAGAATTTTTGATAGCTTTTACTATTCCTTGGTCGCTTGTATTAACAATCTCCATTAATGAGGCTAAGGATTTCGCTGGACTATCTCCGAATATATCGCTGTCGTTAAAATCTTTTCTTAGATGAATTATATCTGTATATTTAAATGTTACCGTTCTTCCGTTTTTCATTGTGAATTCTAAAAACAATTGTCCTTGTTTATTCTCTATTGCTTTTACGAAATTTGAAGAAATAGGATATATTTCAGTGGGATAATTGTTATCATCTCTATCTATATAAGCAAAAGCGTTGTTGTTTAGTTCCAATTGAGTTGCTAATTTTTCTTGTAACATTTGACCTGTCATGTACGGGTTAGGTTCTTCTAATAAGAATCTAATATAAGGTTCTGGGTTAACTTTTAAGCCTTCTTTGTCTCTTCTTATATGTTTACCTATTGTTTTACCTATTGCCTGTGCTTTTGGTCTAATTGCCGACCTTACAATGTCGGATTGATACAAGTTGCCATCCCAATTATAAAAGCCGCTGCCTTCATCAACGATCATCTTATATGTTGACACTGTTACATCACTGTTTGTTATTTTATCTATGATTCTATTGAACATTCCCAAATGCTCACCTCCTTAAATTAGATTCATGTAATCTTGATACTCATTTTCGTAAACAATGTACGCATCCATTAAACTTGCGAATCCGTCAATCCTTCTTTTTTGATTACTTGTTTTTGCCAATGCTATATTGTTGTTTCTATCTCTTTTAACAGATGCATTACTCATATTCCACTTAAGGATAGGGTTATTTTCATAATTGATTCTTTTAGCATCTAAATCAGCTCTAATCCTGTTGAGTGGTACTGTAAATGTTTTAGCACCTTGTATAACTGGCACTGTTACATCTTTCCCGAAGTTTTGTTGAAGCTCATCCACTAAATAAGTTGAACCCCAGCTGTCATATCCTATTTTATATATGTATATGTCCATTTCATTTTGAACTTCCAGTAACCACTTCGTAAGATCTTTATAATTAACTTTGTTTCCTTCGCTCAATCTTAACAATCCCTGTTCATGCCATGTAATATAAGGAATTTTGTCTTCTTTAGTTCTTCGCTCCAACAAATCTTCCGGAAGCCAATATTTTTGTCTTACATATATGGTTTCATCGTCTGGAACCCTAAATATTATTGTTGCACATGTTAAATCTGTTGTAGAAGATAAATCTATACCTGCTATACAATATCTAGGTTTTAATTTCTTTAAATCAAATACTGCTGTGTTATTTAATTCTTCAAAAGATAAAAATGTTTCAGATGATGTTTCCCTTATGTTGAATTCTTTGCAAACAAAGTTCTTTTCTAGTCTTAAATTACTAGCTACCCTTTTTGATTTATCTTGTAAAGCTCTAAGCCTTTTTATTGTTCCAATGCCCGGATTAGCTTTCATCCAGTTATTAGCATTCCACCATTCTTCTTTTTTATCTAGCTCATATATAAAAAATACCGTTCTATCATCAACTTCATTCCCTAGTTTAATGTTAGCTAACTGTATTTCCGCTTCCTCATATATTTCATCAAATATATCTTCTCTTATTGTTCCTGCTGTGGATGTCATTGCAATTAAAGGCTGTTCCCTTGCTGTTATACCATCCGCCATCATATCATATAAGGCTCTACCATTCTTCCATTGGTGCCACTCATCCATTAGCACTACATGTATATTTAATCCATCCAGACTATCGCTATCACTAGCTACTGCTTTGAATATTCCATCATTGAATAAACAAGATATTTCATTTACTAAGGTTTTTAATCTTTTTCTTAACATAGGAGATTTTTTGGCCATACGCTTCGCTTCTTGCCATACTATTTTAGCTTGATCCTTTTTAGTAGCGACTGCATAAATTTCAGGGCCTCCTTCACTATCTCCTACTAATCCATACAGCCCCATGATAGAAGCCAGTAAAGATTTACCATTTTTTTTGCCTACTACTAGAACCACCCTTTGAATTTTTCTTAATCCTTCTATATCTATGAACCCATAGATACTTGCGAATAAAGCTTTTTCCCATAACTCTAGTTCTACTTTTTTTCCTGCTAATTTCCCTTTAGAGTGATGGCAATAATTCTCCGCAAATTCTATTGAGTGGTTTGCTCTTGCGTTAGAATAAAACCATTCTTTGTATCCGTCGCTATTTAACCATTTAACTATTTCTTCATACTGCTGATATACCTTCTTAGATACTATTATCTTTTTATCTTGTATTTGTTCCCAATATTCTAATATAGGGTTATAATCATCAGGGTATACTCTTAATCCTTGTTTATTTATGGTATATTTTGTTTTACCAAAGATTATTTCTGGATTATTCCTTGGATAATCAGTCGGTTCTAGAATTAACGAATC